TTTAAGATCAAGGGCAAGGTTACGTATAAACTTGTTGCGTCGTTCATGATTGATAATGTACTGGACTTCTTCTTCAAAATTTTCAAACTTATGTGGCGAGTGTTTCAATAGAAGCACGTTGATGTCTAACTTGGCAACGTGTCCTTTCTTCATCAGTTCTTCTGTTCTGATGATTTTGTAGGAGGGACCGAATAAACCCTCCAGTACCCACTTATGAGTTTGAGTTCCATCAAGAGTGCCTGTAAAACCAAACCTGTATTTCGCATCTGAAAGTTTTCCCATTATAGATATTAGAGACTTAGACTTAAACTGGTGTGCTTCATCTCCAACGACCACATTAAATCTTGAAAAATATTTGCGAGGGAGTTTGTAGATGGACTGCCAGGTGGTGATAATCACCTGCGAGTCAGTCTCTCTTTCTTTTCCCGCGTAAATTTTGTGACAAAATGAACCTACGTCCCAACCATAGTCTGCAAAGTCTTTATACATTTGCTCTACAAGCGAAGTCGTCGGAACGACTATCAGAATATTTTGTCCTTTCTCAACGTAATATCTCACAAGAGAATATATCATCAGAGACTTTCCAGAAGCAGTTGGGGATATCAACAACTTTCTATTATGTCTTAGGGCGTCGTATACTCCCTCTACTTGGTATTCACGGGGGGAATACTTACAAATAGCATTCATATAATCCTTCACACCTTCCTTTGAAATGAAGTCATTGACCTCAAAAGGAAGACCATAGAATTTGTTGTCGGCAAACTCATAGGTATATTCATGGTTCTCACAGAACCGCGTTAGTTTGTCCAACAACCCGACATATATCTCACCAGTCTGGGTATTGAACAAACGAATTTTTCCGTCCCAATACTTGTTACGGTATTGAGGCATAAACTTTGCGCCTGGTACATCAAAGGTAAATTGGTCTGCTAACTCATAGTAGACGTGTGGCTCTGCTTTTACCTGAAGATATACTTCGTTCTTTTTTGATATAATCAAATGAGACATTATCCATAAGGATCACCTATGGATATTTATTCCATCGTCTTAAAGGTATATTCTAACATTAACCTTTCTAAAAAATCTTTCAAACTTTCCAATCTTCCTTTTTTATCTGGGCATGATACCCAGTTTTGAAGATGAAGACTTATCGATTCATGTATCTGTCTCACATCCTCAATTCCCATATCCATTGAGACAAAGGGTAAGTCTGGATTAAAGTCTTGTTCGTAAAGATTGTCTTTGTCCATTAGTTAAATCCTGCTTGAAATCTGTGCCATTCTATAGAGTTTTTAATTTGGTAAGTTCTATTGGAAATGGTCTTGATAATATCCTCAAGGAAACGGAGCATCACATCATAATACCGAATCTTCACATCAATCTTATTCAGTTTCTCATCGGCGTCCATATGCCTCTGTAAGGCATCTTTGTCTCTTACCTTATATGGGAATGGTTCTTGCTCATAAACCTCTGGATCTGCCTTTCCCGTGTAGTAGTTATACCTCTCAAGTTTGACTCTATTGTAAGTTTCTCTTGCCCTTTCTCTCAACAAAGTAATTGTATTATGTATGGTATAATATTTTGCATGGAGTTGTGGAATTTTTATTGATTCATCGTGCAAATTATCGGGATCAATAACCGAATCTCTTTTCCACATCTCCTGAATTTCGTCTAGATTCATGAGATAATTTGACTTGCAATAGTTCCTACATTATAGGAAATGTGAGTCCTTTTGTAAAGCGACTATTTAAATTCTGGACCATAGAACCAGGCAACTAAAGATTTTCTTACACCAGACGTGACTGGGCGAACTCTGTGCCATTGATCTCCATGAAAAAACAAGGCAGATCCAGCAGATAATTTAAAAGTTTCATACCTCCTTTTTTCTGATGGACCATACAATTCTAAATCAAATTCACCACCTTCATAGTCATCATTCAAAAAAAGAGACATACTAATTTTTCTCACATTTCCATTAAGCGGACTCTGGTGTTGATCTACGTGCCAATCATATTTCCCACCAGGTTCGTATATTCCATACTGAACTGGTTCTACTCCGGTAATATTAAAATTCCACCCAGAAGATTCATTTATATTTTTTACCATCTTCAAAAGTAAAGTGTATAAATCTGAGTTATTCACCCAGGACACCTTGGACTTTCTTTTATTTGAAACACCAAGTCTATCTAATTCTGCTACACTAAAATTATTTGATAGTTTTAGTGCATTGTTGACGATTTGTAATGAGTTTTCACGGAAAGAAACTTCCTTATAACGAATACCATATTTCATAAGGGAGTTCTACCATCCGCACCTAAGATATTATACACGGTATATTTAAAAGTAACTTCTGCCGTAAAGTAATTGATGTCCGTGTCTGATGCCTCAAATTCCAAAGAGGTCAGATAAATTGGAAATAAGTCCTTAAATTTTACAATGGCAACATCTCTAAAGTTGCTGTTCAGAATGTGAAGACTTCCATCACTAAACTGTTTTTTTGGATCTTGTATATCGTTTTCGGTAATTAGATCTTTAAAATCTTGAGTTGTTTCTGGATATCCAAGACCAGTCAACCAATTATGAATTGCCATATAATTTACAAGATTTTCGTCAACCAAAAATCTCAATGAAAAATCACCATACGTCAACTTGTCTCCAGGAACATCAAGATCCTTTAAGTATGATGGTTGTACGGCAGTTCCTAAACTAATTTCGGGTATTCTTGCCGAATTGCAGAAAAAAGAAACTTTGGGTTCTTTGGATAACTTAAAGTTAAATCCAACAGGAGATAAAAAATTTCTATTACTTATCTGCTTATCAAATGCACCAGCCATTTGTTTTTATTTGTATTTAGATAAAAAAAGAGGGTTCCGAAGAACCCTCTGATAAACTTTTGTGAAAGAAATCACATCAAGTTCTTGACCTGTACTCTTCTGTAGTAGCGGTTTGCGTTTGCGGTGACGGCGTGTGTACCCTCTGCGGTAGGGCTGCTGAGTGCGCCATTGTTTGCGAATGGGTTAGCAACGATACCATAACGGGTCTTAAATCCAATCTTAGGCTGGAAGGTGTTCTCCCCAACGGCACGTACCATCTGCAGAGGAACGTATGGGCAATAGAACAGACCAGCGTCATAAGGTGAAGTACCCTTATAACCAACAACGTAGTACTGTGAAGCAGCACCAGTATTTGCCGAATAAGGATCGATATAAACACGATACTTACCTTGCAGAACACCAGCGAAGGTGTTACCAGTGTCATCAACGTTCAGGTTAGCGTTGAGAGCAGGGGTGTAGTCGAGTACACCAGCCATGGTCAGAGCGGAAGCAACGTCTGCGGAGCAGAGAATAACGTTGCCCTTCCCTCTACGAGTTCTTTGTGCGATAGCGTTGGCATCGCGCTCGATTTGGAAGATCAGACCCTTAAACTTCTCAACAGACCAACGACCGTTGGAGTCGATGTCGAGGTCGAAGATACCAGCGTTAGCGACGTTATCCTGAGCACCAACTTCAGCAGCCTTATAGATGGTACGGATAACTTCACGGTTGATTTCAGCGAGGATCTCAGTTGACAGAATGTTTGCCAACTCAGCTTCTGCATTCAGACCGTGGATTGCCTTGAGGTCCTGAGCGAGTTCTAATGAGTACTCAGCTTTCAGTGCTCTTGACTGTGCGGTAACGGTGACTTTCTCGATTGAGAATGCCATCTCGTTGAAGTCTACATTGCTGCCTGAAGCGCCAAGACGCTCAGCATCAGCAGTTGACATTCCGCCACCAGTGGTGTATGCACCAGCAGGTGTATCGTTAAGAACGCCAGGATTGCTTCCGGACTGTGCTGCGGTAGTACCAATACCAGTAACGGGATCGAAGTTAATGTCACGAGCACCAGAGAATCTGGTGTCTGCTTCGTCGAACAGTGCCTCGTTACCAGTCTGATCGGTGTAACGCGAACGCATTGCGAAGATGAGTCCAGTAGGACCGTTCATTGGTTGAACGCCTGCGAGGTCATAAGCGACCAGGTTAGGCATGGAGCGTCTGATCAGGGAGATCAGAACAGGGTCGAAACCTGCGGTTGGTGATGCACTGCTACCACCGAAACCACCCGAAGTTGCGGAAGTGGTGTTGGAGTAGGAAGGTGCTTCGGACAGGAACTCACGCTCTTCGCGGAGTGCTTTTTCTTGGTTCTCCAGGAGAACTGCGGTAACCATTCTCTTGTGAGCATCGTTGATGCCACCGAGTCCCTCATGGTTGAGGATAGGTGCCCACTTCTCCTGCAGAGCTTCGGCATTGAAACCTTGCATTTGAATTTTACCTCTTAAAAGTTTTAGTTTGACTTATAATCTAAAAATCACTTTTTAGAAACTCTGGTCAGAGTGCTGAGATAGGACTCCATCAAACCAGAAACTGGTTCTGAGGAGGTCTCAGTATTCTCAGAAATGTTCTCTGAGTTGTCTCTTTGAGTACCGGCATTTGCTGGGAAATAAGAATTTCTCAGAGTTACCAGTTTCTCACGATAGGTGTCTTCACTATCAAACTCAACATTTTCTGCAAGAGAAGCGAGTTTTTCTTTCTGTGAAAGTGCGAGACCTTCACATACTTCTGAGAAGATCGTATCTGCGACCGACTCTGCTAATCTTTGTTTGAGAGCAATATTTGACTTAATTTGCTCGTTGAGTTTATCTTCCATCTCATCTAATTTCTCTACCATAGTAGAGAGTACATCATATTTCTCTTCAGGGATAGTTACATAATGATCTTCAAAAAGACTCTTCATTCCAACAAGGAATGATTCGGTCATTTCGGTCTTGAGTCCTTGCTCAACTGCGAGTTGATTTTCGGTCATCCACTCTTCAGCGACATACTCAAGATATGCATCAACTCTATCGGTCAGTTCTTCCTTAATGGAAGAAACTTGCTCCTCAAGAGCCTCCTCATATTGTGCAGTCAGTTCTTCTTGAACTTGTGCGACTTTTGCCTTGATAGCAGTTTCAAAAATGGTGCGTGCTTTCTCTTGGAATTCCTCGGAGAGTTCTTCGCCTGCAAGAAGTGCCTCAACATCTTCTTCCATGCTGTACTCTACAACTTCTTCCTCTTCGGCAGTTTCTTCTTCA